TAGAAAATCAAGATTACTATAAAGCAGCAATTAAATTTGCGCTATATAGTGTCAATCCATATGATATCGATGCACAAGCCGCTAAAAATATTATCGATACACCGTTTATGGTCAAAGTAGGTGGAGGTAAGAAGGTAACAGAAAATGCCGCAACTGAAGCTAAAACTGCCGAGGCAGATGCTCCAGCTACAGAAAATTATGGAGCTATGTCACCTGAAGATATGGCTTCTGATGTTAAGGGTAAAGAACAACAAGAGGCATCATTCACCGGAACTAATATTGATTTAAGTCTTGATCCAACACCTTTAAATAAAAATATCATATTGTATTTCCCTCCAGGCGTACAACTCAATGATGCTGTTGTCTATGATACTAATACAAATTTAGGACCCGGTGGTGCAACTGCACTTGCAGCCATACGCAATGGACAATCATTGGCTGGTTCTGTTGGTACTGGAGTTATGGAAGGTATAGCAAACTTATTTAGTTTGTTGAAAGGCGACATTCTGAATCAAGAAGCTGCACAAGTTGCAGCTACTCGAGCATTTAATAAAATGCCTTCTGGTGGTGTGCAAAATATGACTCGCATTGCTTTGCAAAAAATGATTAATCCTAATACACGAACTATGTTTCAAGGTGTACCAATTCGTGAGTTTGCATTTACATTCCGCATGGTTGCAACTTCTGCATCAGAAGCACGAGAGATAGAAAAAATTGTAAAAGAATTTAGAACAGAACTATATCCAGAAGCAGTGCAAGCTGGAGGATTACCAGTTGGTTTTAAATTTCCTAATTTGTTTAAAATTAATTTTATGTATAACGGAACTACCAATAAATCAATGCCGCAACCTCTTTTATGCTATTTAAGATCTGTCCAAACTTCGTATAATCCAGGTAATATGGTTTTTCATGCTGATGGTCAACCAACAGAGATTGATCTGTCATTGAGCTTCGCAGAATTCAGAGCACTTACAAAACAAGATATTTTAAAAGGATCATCTGCTTCAGGAGGACCACATTAATGGATTATTTTAAGTATTTTCCATATACTCGATATGTGTTTGGTAATGAAGCCGAAGAAATTGGTACAGGTAAAGTTGTCACTGAGGTAGTACAAGACATATCACGCTATGTCGATGTAATTGATGAAGTAAAAAGAAGTAAAGCATTTTCTACTCAGTACTATATTCAAGAGAATGAACGACCTGATAATGTTTCTCAGTTACTTTACGGTAATCCATCATATCATTGGACATTTTGGTTAATGAATGACCATATTAGAGAGCAAGGTTGGCCACTTACATATAGGCAAATGCAAAAGCAATTAGAAAGAGATTTTCCAGGTTATGTTGCAATCACTACAACAGATCTTACAGGTCACTATGTTCCAGGTGAGATAGTAACAGGATCTACATCTGGTGCACGAGCTGAAGTAGTGCGCAGAAGACTTGATTTCGGAGCTATACACCTAAAAATGATTGGCGATCGAAAATTTAATAGCTATGAACGTATAGTCTCAAAATCTCTAAGTGCATTACAAACTCAAGCTGTTAATGCCGATATAATGCTTGAGTATAAATCACCGCATCATTATGTTGATGCTTCAGGTGACAGGGTTGATATTGATCCTGCGTTTGGACCTGGTGCTTTAGTGACTGAAGTTACTATTGAAGATTATTATCATGTACAAAATGATAAACTTAAAGAGATAAACGTTATTAAACCTGATAGCATTGTTGAAGTAGCTAGTCTTTATAGGGAAGCAATTAGTAGTTAATGTCAAATCAATCTTTTCAAAATGATGTAGCTTCATCTGATGTTATTTTTGAAGCATTAAGTATTTTTTCTTCAAGAATGATAGAGGCTGTTGACGTGCGGGATTTTAGTCCAGGTTTGCAAATATTCGAGCATCTTGATAAACCGTACTTAACTGGCACATTAGTTATAGCAGATACTAGTCGAATATACGATAGAATGGATTTTCAAGGTGCAGAATATCTTGAAGTAAAACTAAAAAGAAGTCCATCTTCACCAACTTATGTAAAAATATTTAACATAACTGAAGTAACAAATACACGAAAAACTAATGACCAATCAGAAATTATTACACTGCAAATTGTAGAAGATCTAGCTTATAAGGCAAAGTTACACAATGTCAATAAACATTATTACGGCAAACCTTCGAAGATTGTAGAATCTATTGCTAAAGAGTATCTCTATAAAAGTTTGATTACTTCAGAGGAAGTAGATTATCAGGGAGATATGAATGTTATTATTCCTAATTTGAATCCTATCGAGACTATGGTATGGTTAAAGGAGCGTATGACAAATATAGAAGGATTTCCATATTTTTTGTATTCTACTATAGGAAAACGGGAATTATTTTTTATAAATTTAGCAGATATGCTTTCTGCGCCTGCTATTAACAAAAAGACTCCGTTTGTATATTCGCAAGCGCCGACTACAGTAGAAGATAAAAACAAATTTTTTAATATACAAGATTACAAACATCATAAATCAGAAAACATGCTAAACCTTATATCAAAGGGTCTAGTCGGTGGTGTGTATAATTTTTATAATACTATGGATGCAAAATATGAAGAAGTTAACTTTGACATAATTAAAGAACTGAATGAGGCTGTATCAACTAAAAACTCAAATCAAAAAACAATGAATGTTGCAGATGACTTTGAAATTGATGGTGATAAGTTAAATAATTATAGGTCAAGATACATATACAGATTAAGTTCATCAGGCGCATATAGTATTCTAGAAGGATCTTCTAAAAGCTATGACGAAGAATATAATATTGGAGATCATAAGAAAAAAGTTATTAAAGCAGCTTTAAAACAATTGTTAGCTAGAAGCGCTATAGAAATACGAGTATCAGGTAAAGAATTTTTAGCTGCAGATGGAAGTATGCCTGAACATTATACAATAGGTAATTCAATAAGAATACAATTTATGGGAAATGGACCAAATCAAGAAAAACCATTTCTCGATCCAAAAAAATCAGGTGATTATATTATCTTTGCAGCAAATCATAGTATGTCTGCTGAAAGGTATGATATAACTTTCTTATGTGTTAAGATAGCAAATATTAATAACGCTGAAATTATAGGTGAATAATGATACCAAATAGTAATATTGATTATTACGGAGATCAAACTCGATGGTTTATTGGTACAGCTATTGACATTAATGATCCATTAGAAATGGGTAGAGTTAAAGTGCGAGTTTATGGTATTCATAGCGCTGACACTGGAGACATACCGCTTGGTGCATTACCATGGGCTCAAGTAGTAACACCTATTACTGAAGGTGGTAGTAGTGGTATAGGTGCAAATACTGGCATAAAACCAATGGCTCAAGTATACGGCATATTTTTAGATGGTAAAAATTCGCAGTTACCATTAATTTTAGGATCTATACCTAAATTTGAACCTGTACATATTAATCAGACAGAATCAAACTTTACTAGAGACGAGATTCCTAGTCGGCCCGATGGAAGTCCAGCAACTCGCAATGTAATAGCAGCTTCTACTCTCGATGATGAAAAATTAATTGGTAGTGATAATAAAGAAAAGTGTTTTAATTTCTTTATATCAGACGAAGTACCCGAAAGATTTTTATCACATCAAGCTGCAGGTATTGTGGGTAATTTAATTGTAGAGAGTGGTAACACAGTAGATCCACTTGCTAAAAATAAAGGTGAAGGATCATTTGGTATTGCACAGTGGAATCCAGCAACCGAAAGATTAACAAATCTATATTCATTTGCACGAAGAAATAATTTACCACCTGAAAGTCTATATGTGCAACTTCAGTATATAATACATGAATTATATAAACATTCATATTTTGGTTTGGCCAAATTGCGGGCTGCAGAAGATGTAAAAACAGCGTCAAATGTATTTGAGCAATATTACGAAAGACCAGCTAAAGGCAGTTCTTTACGAAGAGTTGCTGCATCAAGAGAACTATTAGCTAAGATGGATACAGTATGACAGTTAATAAAGAAGAAATGAAGGCACAAGCTGCACAGGCTATTAATGCATTACAATCTACAGGTTTACTTCCTGCTCAAGATGCATTAATTTTAAGTGCAATGGCTACAACAACTATTGAAATCGCGGCTGATCTTGAAGAGAAAGGCGGATTTAAAAAACTTGGTGCACAAGGTGTAACAGGAGAAACTGTTACTGATGGGCCAATGGTTGCCAGACTTACAAATAATGGTCCAGCAAATATTGAAAAAGTAAATACGAAAGTGCAAAGTCAGTCAGAAATTACTGGTAAATCTGGAGGCAACGGGCAACTTACAGTTGCTATTAGTCAAGCTACACCACAAGCACAAAAGAAAGTATTAGAAGACGTTGTTAAAGCACCAAAAGATGTTATCGATCAAGTAAATAAAGAAACTTCAACAGCTCCAGATGTCGTAAATGAAGAAATCAAAAAAGATCCAAAAGCTGAACTAAGTAAGTTTATTAAGGCTGCTAAAAAAGCCGAAAACATTGCATTAGATAATCCTATTGGTTCTCAGAATGATGAGCTCGGTTCTATTGGTGCCAAGTTTGGTAACTTAATGGGAACTCTTGCATCTCTTACTCAAGGCACAGGTTCATTTAAAGAAGTTGGAGAAGCAATTGCAGATGTAGGTTCTGAAGCTACAGATCCGACCACTGGTGAAAAATTCTTTACTCAAAATGTTGTTGAGGATAATGGTAATACTAACATTGCAAGATCAGTAACTAAAGGTTCGTCAATCGGAGATCTTGTTTCGTCATTCGAATCAATGAATCTCAATCTACTTGCTAAGGGATTTGCTGGAAGACATACGAATACACGATCATATAAATTCGAGCCAATCACAACTCAAGAAGAGTTTGAATTAGAAATTACTAATAGTACTCGAGAACTGCAAAATATGGTTATTGGTTGGTTAGGAAATGCTGCTGATGTTTCATTTACTGTAAAAGAATTACATCTTAAATTAGCTAACAGTATACCAACAGATGTTGAAGCTATACAATCAGGTATTCAACACCACTATATACTTATGCCTGATGGACAGCTAATTCGTGGTCGTCCAATTGGATACGAAATGGGCAACTTTCATGATGAAGCAATTCGAGTTGGTGCATGCAATATCCAAATTATGGCAGGATCTACAGAAAGCAAATCAAATCCAAAATGGAAAAGTTATTATAGTGCTAACAGTATAACTCCTGAACAGTGGGAATCAATTGATATGTTAATACAAAGTTGGTTTAGAACTAAACCAGGTGGAGAAGTACTTACTATACAAGATATTCAAGCCGGTAAACTCGAGCCAGGATTTAGTGGTATTGAGTACGTAAAGAAATTTAATAAAGAAAGTATATACCAAGATTTTACTGCATTTTCTAATGTGCCACAAAAAAGAACAGATGGTACAACACTTGATGTAAAAACTACTACAGCAGAAGTTGCAGAGTCTCCTGCACCAGCCAACGTTCAAGGAGTACCTGATCCAACTGTTCCTACATCATTATCTGATTTGAAAAAGAAAGTTATACCAGAAAAAGTAGATCCAGCTGCGGATCAAGCAAAATTTGATAAAGCGGTTGCTGATATGAAAAATGGTAAAGCAGATCTTGATTCTAAGATAGGAGAAGCGGCAAAGATAGGTACAGGTTTATTTGGTGATTTTGCAGATAATATTAAAAGCTCGAATAATATATTTGAAGCTGCAGCTAAGACTGCAAGCGGCACAAGACAAAAACTTTTAGATAATGGTTACACATATGACCCTAAAACAAAAGGTTGGAATAAATGAGTTACGAAATAGATTTAGATGAAAATTCTGGCACAATAGAGAATGATGGCTTTAAAGATCCTAAAAAAGTCTTTCCTCGTAAAGCGTATATGGGCCAAGCTACTACTAACTTTGCAGCCCGTGGCATAAAGAGAAATAACCTTTATATTGGTGGTGGTCATGTTGCATTAGATTTGGGATTACGTGAAGGTCCAATATCTCAGTATCCTCTTAATCAGGTAAGAGAATCTATTAGTGGACATGTGACAGAAATTGATGATACTCCAGGCAATGAGCGCATGTTATTTAAGCATAAGACTGGTGCAGGTGTAGAGTTTCGCGCAGATGGCACAGTAATTGTCTCATCAGTTAATAATACAATTCGAGTTTCTGGCGGAGATGAGAAAGTAATTATTGAAGGTAATGGAGAACTTTTCTATAATGGTAACTTAAAATTAAATGTAGCCGGTGATTTTGATTTAAGTGTTGGTGGTAATTATAATATTACTACAGGCGGAGACAAAGTTGATAATATTAAAGGCGGTGTACGTCAGACAATTACTAAAAACCTTGAGTCAACTATCATTAAAAATAAAACAGAATACGTAGCTGGTAGTATGTCAGAAACTATACTCAAAGATAAAAATTCTATTACAAAGGGTGCATCTTCTGAATTTGTAGAAGGTGATAAAGAAATCTTTGTAGGATATAAAGATCCAGATGATGGTACTGGCGATTTGGTTGGAGATTTTATTATTACGACAGCTAACACATTTACAACAACATCTGATAATATCAATGTGTTAGCGAGAGATTTAACTGCAGTTGGAGATGAAGGTATTATTGGTGGCACTAATATCATTATGCATAACTATAACATGTATACTGGTCATTCAGTTGATATTGGTGATACAATGACTGTACCTACGATTTATAATGATACACAGGTTACTAGTGGTCATATGAATATTCCTGTTGTATATGGTGATTTGCAAGGTACTGCAACTCAGGCGATGGTATCCAATGAAGCAGGACTTCATCCATCTAGTGGTGCTCATGCCGGCGCGGGATATGGTTACACAGCTGCAACTAACACTACAGCAGATATTCCTGTAGATGCGACAACTCGAGTACTTGACGGAACAAACTCAACCACAGCAGTAACACGAGTTGATCATGATGGCGCTGACGAGTATTTGCATAAAGGTAATTTAGGTATTCGAAATGTACGTATTGATATTAGTGATGATTTGAAAGATGCAATTGATAAAACAACTCCATATGGTGACTTATCATCTCGTAAATTAAATACACCTGAGATTAGAGCTAAATTAAGAGATGCAGCAAATATGAAAAATACAGACTTCACAAGCGCGCAAAGTAACGAAGGAAAGTTATCTGCATCATATGCAGTTCAAACACCAGATCCCTTTGAAGTTGGTAGAGCTATGAATGAAAAAGATACCAAAGTACGTGGTGTCAATGGCTTTCCAAACTCTAAGGGTGTTGGAACAAAGACGGTGACAAAGTAATGGCAACTTTTAATATTGATCCAGCATATAATCCAGAACGAGCAGGTAAAATAACTCCATACACAAAGCTTGGACCAGGAATTACAATGGCTAAATTTTTAGGTGGCTATGGTTCTGCAGGAAATATGAATCATTTAACTAATGATACTGATAGATTAGAATTAGCCAAAAATTATTCTATACATGCAAGTCTTATGCGTAAGATACAAACAAATCAACATACTTTTAATAATCATAGAATGGTTGTAGTAGAAGGTTTATATAAACCTGCTGATAATGAAGAAATGACTATTGACGATATTAATTTTTTAAAATCAAAAGGAAGAGCAGTCGTATATGAACTACGTGGTTTAGATGGTCTTATATCAAAAGAGAAAACATTTGATGCAGCAGTTTATCTCAAATCAAACTCTGAGTTTGAAAAACTTATTTTAGGTTATGATAAATTCAATACCGATGGAAGTATGACTACACAATTGACTATTATAACACCTGTTATTATACCATCATGGGAAGTAACTTATAAAAATGCATTAGAAACAAGATACAATCATAGCGTTTTAACTACTGGCGAGCTGCAAGAATTATTATAAATAGGTCTATTAGTTAGGAAATAAGATGGCCAACAGAGCGTATTCAATAGAAGATGGTAATACAACTAGAAGAACTATAAATCAGGCGATTGGTAGATCTTATAGTGATATCGATCTGACATTTCAGAATAAGCCATCTGGCGACATATATAAAAAATTAGAAGTTGCTGCAGTTAAACAGGCTGTAAAAAATATTCTTATGACTTCAAATTCAGAAAGACCATTTCAACCAGCATTCGGTGCTAATTTAGGTGCAGCATTATTTGAATTAGATACAGATTATGATCCTGAATTAATGGCAGAATTAATTGCAAGTTCTGTTAAAAGGTACGAACCAAGGGCGAGGGTTCTTAATATTGATTTTACCACATTTCCAGATAGAAACGAATTACGCGCAACAATAAAATTCGAAGTACAAAACGTCGGCGAAGTTGTATCTCTCGACGTAGATTTAGCGAGGCTTAGATAAATGGCTACTACAATTAAATCATCAGATTTAGATTTTGAAAATATTAAAGGAAGATTAAAAACCTATTTTCAAGCTAAACCCGAATATGCTGATTATGATTTTAATGCGGCTGGTCTAAATAATATCTTAGATGTTCTAGCCTACAATACTCATGTAAATGGACTTACAGCCAACTTTGCATTGAATGAAGCTTTTCTTAACACAGCTCAACTACGAAGTTCAGTTGTATCTCATGCTGAGGCTTTAGGTTATGATGTTCGATCTAAGGTTGCATCGCGGGCTTTACTTACTATAACATTTAACCTAACTGGTGTTACGAATAGGCCAACTACAGTTTTAGTTCCTCGCGGATTAACATTTAGTACACAAATTGATAGTATCTCATATACGTTTAGAACATTAGAAACGTATACGGCTAGAGATGATGGCACTGGAAATTATACTCTTGAAACTTCTGCTGGATCAACTGATATTCCAGTGTTTGAAGGTAAAGAAATGACAAAAACATTTCTTGTAGGAGAAAAAGAAGAACGTCAGATCTATGTTATACCTGACGAAAACATGGATAAATCTACAGCAATTATTGAGGTATACGACACTGCAAGTTCGTCAAACTTTACTAGCTATTCACCAGTAAAAGATGCAGTTCGCATTACACCTGATTCTGAATTATTTACTATTCGTGAATCACCTAACGGATACTTCGAAGTAAACTTTGGTGATGGTATTTCTTTTGGTAAATCACCAGAACCTGGTAATAAAATTGTCATCACATATCTTTCATCTGGTGGACCAACTGGTAATGATGGCGCAGTATTTACACCTACTAGCACTGTTAATGTATTAGGAGTTGTATATCCTACATCTTGCGTAACAGTTTCAGTATCAACTGGTGGTGCTGAAAAGCAATCGATCGAATCAATTAAAAACTTAGCGCCATTTGCATATGCTACGCAACAACGTCTAGTTACATCTCTCGATTACAAAGCTACAATACAAAGTAATTATACAGATATTCAAGATGTAACTGTATGGAGTGGAGATCAAAACGTACCAATTGATTATGGCGCAGCCTACGTTTCTATTAAATATAGCAGTGGAACACCGCAAAGTACAAAGACACAAATAGAAAATAGTATTGTAAATAACTTTACAGACAATCTATCAGTGATGTCTATTACCACTAAGTTTGTTGAACCTATTGAAGTATTTTTAGAATTAAATACTGTATTTAACTTTGACCCTGCGTTAACTGGAAGAACTTTAGCTTCAGTAGAACAAGATATATACAATTTTCAAACTAGTTATTTTGCAAATAATCTAGGAACGTTTGATGCTGTTTTTCGTAGATCAAACATGCTCACAGAAATCGATGCATTTAGTGCTGCAATCTTATCATCACGATCTGATGTGCGAGCGCAACTAAGATTTGTTCCTACAATAGGTCAAGTTACATCTCATCAACTTAAATTCCCAATGCGAATCGCAGATCCCGATGATGTTGAAGCACAAATAATTAGTGACACATTCCAATTTAGAGGAGTAGTTGCTCAGCTACGTAACAAATTAAGCGATACAAAGTTGCAAATATATGATCTTTCTGGTAATGTACTTGCAGATAACGTTGGCCAATATAACGCTGCGACAGGCGTAGTATCTGTTATTGGATTTAATCCACAAAAGCTTTTATTTGGATATAACTATATTAAAGTATCTGTTTATCCAGAGAATCAAAGCTTTGTAAAACCGTTACGTAACTATGTTCTTGGCCTTGATCCTAATAATTCTTCTGCATCTGCAATTATTGATAGACAAACAACGACACTTGAAGTTGATAACTAATGGCATCTAACGAATCCCAAAAACATTACGATAGGATTGCTATCAATTTTAGACGTGGTCTTATAGATGAAGTATTACCTGAATATTTCCTCGAAGACTATCCTAATTTAGTTACATTTCTAGAAGGTTACTACGAGTTTTTAGATTCAGACACTAACTTTGATGGGATTATACACGAACTTAATACAATTAAAGATGTTGAAGATGCAAGCTTAGCTCGTCTTGATCAAATGTTTGATACCCTTGCCCTTGGAATATCAGCTGGTCGATTTAAGTTTCCGCGCGAAGCTATACGAAACTTTGGTAATTTTTTTAGAGTTAAGGGATCTCAATATTCTGGTGAAGGTTTCTTTAGAGCTTTCTTTGATGCTGAAGTCGAAATTAAATTTCCTAAAGATGAATTATTTAATGTAGGCGAATCTTTTATTGGTACTGAATACAATAAAAGAATTCAAGACGGTGGCGTATATCAAATATTTTCTATTCTTATCAAAGGTCCTTTATCATTTAAAGACTGGGAACAATTATGGAGAAAGTATGTTCATCCTACTGGGTTCCATCTTGCAAATGAGGTATCTATTGAAGGCATAGATACTATTAAAATGGTGACTGATGAATCTATACCAGATCCATTTAAAAATATTTTCTTTGTTATTGATAGCGCTGCAGCAATTCAAATTCATAGTCCACCTCAAGCTCAGGGCGAAGTATCTCATCTTAATAACACTAGTTATGGACCTAAAGCTCTTATTCAAAATAAGTTTCTTATTAATGATCCGCAGTTTAGAACAAATCCATATCGACTTATTAATATGTTTGCAGATTCTGATGCTGCAGTTGCAGTCGGTAGTAAACTATATCCAACAATTCAAGATGTTATGGGTGTTTATAAGAATCTTAAAGAATGGTCGGATTGGGGTGTAACTTATGACAACCTTGATTCTGCGAGTGTGGCTATTACGTTTGATAATAGTTTTGAAACATATGATATGAGAAAGTTCGATACATATAGAAGAATATATATCGAAGAAGATTACGTAGCGCGCGGCTACCACGTAGATAATAAACTACCGTCAAATGTCTAATTAATTAGATCAACTTATATAAATAAGAATAATCGATTTGTAGGAAAAAAATGGCACAACAAATAGTAAATACAGGTACAGTTGGTAACGATGGTCTCGGTGACGATCTTCGAACTGGTGCTACTAAAATCAATGCTAACTTTACTGAAATCTATTCTAATATTACTGCTTTATCACTGCAGCTAAATTTAGCAAGTGTTAATAGTAACGGTATTGGTTTTGGTGGCGATGGCATTCTTTTTGATGGAGCTACTAAAGATTCATTTACGACTGTCACTCGCCTTGTTCCTGCAGATCCTACACAAATTAATGTTGTTACCATACCAGATAGCACAGGTACATTATCTTTAATTAGCGATATTAAAAATGTGGCAGATAGAGACTATGTCTTAGGAATTCGTGGTTTAGGAACTGCGCTATTAGATTCTAATACTGCTATTCAAACAATGTTCGCCCGAGGATTTCTTGATTCTGCCCGTATGGTAAGAATTTCACTAGACTCTGCAGACGTAACAGCTTATATCGATAGTGATTATGTCCAACAACGACAAACCGGTGGATTAGATTCTGATCGTGCTTTAAATCTGTTTTTAACTCCTATACAAATTGATTCTAATTTTGATTCAAGTTTTGCGCGAGACATTGCTCCTCGAGATGTAAGACTGGATGCACTTGATGCAGCTATTGATGCGATAACTGGCTTTACGACTGACAATGTTCTTGAAGATTCTGCGCAATCTAATGGCGGTGCAGGTCCAACTAACTTATACTTTACGACCGCTCGAGCAAATTCAGCTATCGATACTAGAGTTGATATAGGCTTTATCAATAATTTAAATGTAGATGCTGAAACACTTGGTGGTCAAACATTAGCCAATATTCAAGCTGATTATCAAGATGCTACCGAAGTACAAACCCTAATAGACAATAACTTTGATGCCGTTGGCAGAGATTTTGTACCTGCCACTGACGAAACATACGATCTTGGTACAGCTACTAAAAAATGGAAAGACTTGCATCTAAGCGGCACTACTATCTTCCTTGGTGGTGGTGAACTTAAATTTGAAAACAGTGAATTTAGATTTGGTGGTGGCACATTAGGTATTGATGATGCTCTTGTTCTTGATCCAACACAAAGGCTCTTCTTTGATTCTGCAGCGGGTGCACCTAATATTACTAAGTCAGATGCTGTGCAACCAAACGGTTTGGTGATTAGCGCTAATGCTCTTTCATTACAAACAGTAGATGATGTAAGCGCAGATTGGTTTGTAAGAACAAATACACCAGCAGGTGGTACAATGTCTCGCTTCGGTGAAGGTGGTTTGGTCATGCTACCACATAACACTGATACCGAGAGAACACAATATCACACAAACGCATTCTATAGTACAACATACCGTAAAGGTGCAATGCACTATAACACGGATCAAAACAAATTTGAATTTGCAGACTCAGATGGTTGGTATGCAATCGATCGAGCTGCAGTAGCTAGTGCAGCAACTAATGCACAGTATCTTCAGTTTGGATACAATGCAGTATTAAGTGGAGCTGGAAGTGCAACAAGTGTTTTAGGTCCTAATGGCTCTAGTATATTGACAGGTATTGTAATGCCAGTTGCAGGTACAGTAACACATATCACAGTATCATCACAAACAAATGCATTCTCTGGTGGTAGCTTAACGCATTCAGCATCATTATATAAAAACAACTCATATCAATCAGGCATTTCGGTAGAAGTAACATCTTCAGGTGCAGTAGGATTATCTGGCACGTTCAATACAGCGTTTGCCGCAGGAGATAGATTGAAAGTCAACCTCGATAATGACACAGGATTGGATACCGAAGATCATATCGTAATAGTAAGATTTGTAGAAAGTTAAGGAATAAATTATGCCAGCTATTGTAACCGACGCACTTAGAACATTACTCGCTAGACAGTTTTTTGATCAGTTTGCTAATCAAACTGCACGCTACTATATTGGTATTGGTAGATCAGAAATTTGGGATAGCTCTGATGCAGTTCCTACACCTCAAAATACACCAGGTGAAGTAGCAGCTGCGCGTGCACAAATGCAATCAGTTAAGAAAGTGCAAGCTACTTCTCTAGTTGTTCCGCGTAATAACTGGTCAAACGGTACACTCTATTCACAATATGATAATACAGTGTCAGGTTACCCGACTGAACCATATTATGTTATGAATGATAATAACAACGTTTATATTTGCCTTGAAACTGGCAGAAATAACGCTGGTGTTGCAGTAGCATCAACTGTAGAACCAACTGGATCAAATAATGATTCGTTTAGGCTTGCTGATGGCTATGTATGGAAATTCTTATTTACTGTAAGTGCATCTCGTGCAAATAGCTTTATGTCTTCTAACTTCTTGCCAGTTAAAAAGCAAGATCCTACAGATTCATCATCTACTGGCATTCAATTAAAACAAGAAGAAATTCAAGACACCGCATTGGTTGGCGCAGTCACATCAGTAGTTATTACCAACGTTGGTTCTGGCTATACCTCAAATCCTAATGTACAGATTATTGGTGCAGGTGGATTAGGTACTGGTGCAGCTGCTAGAACAAGAATTGATTCAGCAACAGGCACATTAGCATATATTAAAATGATTGATAGTGGTACAACTCAAAAACTTGGTAGTGGATATACCCGTGCTGAAGTTGTAATTAGTGGAGGTGGCGGTCAAGGAGCTAAAGCAAGAGCAATACTCGGCCCAGACTCTGGCATTGGCGCTGATGCACGAGTTGATTTAAAGTCAGCAGCTATTATGTTCCATTCGAGAATTGAAGGCACTGATAGTAACTTTATTATTGATCAAGATTTTAGACAAGTAACACTTATTAAAGATATTAAAGATGAGAACGGTGTTATTTTTACTGGTACTACTGGTAATACTCTTGCTAAAATGACCCTTGCAAGTACAGTACAAGCGTTTACTAAAGATAAGATTATCCGTGGTCAGATCACACTTGCTGAAGCTTACATTGATAATATTGACTCAGATGAAATTTATTATCATCAAACTATTGAAACAGGATTTACAGCTTTCCAAGACGGAGAGGTAATTAACGAAACTAATGGTGTTGGTCAAGGTATTATTGATTCTGCAGTAATTCCGCCTGAAGTTGATCCAAACACCGGTGATATATTATACATAGATAATAGAGCTGCTGTTGCTCGATCTAACGTACAAGCAGAAGATGTAAAAGTTATCATTCAGTTCTAAGGATACGAAATGCCTAATACGTTCACTACTAGCTCATTTGCTACTACATATAAAGACGATTTTAAAGATAGTGATCACTATCATCGTATCCTATTTAATAGCGGTAAACAACTGCAAGCGCGTGAACTCACGCAAATGCAAACTATTATACAAAAAGAAATTGAAAGATTTGGTCGTAATATCTTTAGAGAAGGAGCTTCAGTTGTACCAGGTGGTATGACTGTTAATAACAAGTACGAATTTATTAAGATCGCAGCTACTACAAATCTTCCTTCAGATACTTCATCAATGATCGGTGATACATTTACAGGTCAAACTTCAGGAGTTGCGTGTAAAATTCTAGAAGTTATACCAGCTACAGGTAGTGATCCTGCAACTATTTATGTTCAGTACACAAATCGTAGTTCAGTGGCAATTAGCGGCGCTGCTATTCGTATGTCGCCTGCAGAAAATATTGTTGGTGCATCAAGCGGTGTAACACTTACTGTACAAGCTACTAATACATCTTCTAATAGAGCAATTGGTCGCGGCACCAAAGCATCTATGCAAACAGGAACATTCTTTACTCAAGGTCATTTTGTGCAAGCAGATGAACAAGAAGTAATGATTTCTAAATATGATTCTGCACCAGACGAAAATGTTGGATTTGTAGTTAATCAAGACATTGTCACAGTTTCAGACACTTTAGCACTATATGATAATCAAGGTACATTACCTAATCTTACTGCACCTGGTGCTGATAGATATCGCATTCAATTGACTCTTACTACAGAATCAGAAAAAGACGCTGCAGACACATTTGTATTCTATGGAAAGATACGTGATGGATTATTGATCGAAACCGTAACAGGTACAGATGAGTATAATAAGATTGCTCAATTTGATGCTATTAAGACACAAGAAATTAATGGTGACTTTATTAAGAAGCCGTTTAAGATTCATTATGATTCTGCTTCAGGTAGCGAATTTAATATTAATATTTCTCCTGGCACAGCTTATGTAAATGGATATAGAGCTAATAAATCAGATCCAACAGTTATTAAAGTTGATAAAGCTTTAACTGCAGTTACTTTGCAGAATGAGCCTATCTCAGCTGAATTTGGTAACTACGTTATTATCAATGAGATTAATGGTCTACCCGATATTGAAGACTTTGAGGAACAAGATTTGCGTGATGATAGCGGATTCGGTGGATCTACTATTGGTAAAGCACGAGTAAAATCTGTAGAAGAAGATGGTACTAATTGGCGGTATTATTTGATGGACATTCAAATGAATGCTGGCGAAAACTTTAGAGATGTTAAATCACTTGGAACATCGGCTACTTCATTTGGTAACCTAGAACTTGAAAATACTATTGCAGTTATTAAAGATGCTGCAAATAATAATTTGCTCTTTGGTTTTCCGCAATCTCGTGTAAAAAGTATTTCTGATGTTGTACTGACAACTCAACGGCGATTAACTGCAACTGCCGATGCCAACGGTAATGCAACATTTCCTGGACTTGGAACTAACGAAGCGTTTGAAAATAGTAATCAATGGGTATTTTCTCGAGTTGCTGGTGGATCATTTTCGCCTAGTGGCATTACTGGTAACGGTACACAAGCAGCTTCTATTACTGGCGCGCCAGCAAATACTGCAATCGAAGTTATCGCTCAAGTTCAAAAAACTGGTATTTTAAGAAATAAAGTACTAACCGAAACAACTGTCACATCTACAGTAAATACTCCTGCAACTGGTGCACCATTTGTGTCACTCGGTAAAGCAGACATATACTCAGTTGATAGAATTCGTGCAGTTGATTCTGACGGTGCTGATTTATTTGCAGACTTCCTTGCTGATAACGGAGCACGAGATAATTTCTATGATGTCGGTAAGATTATTCTAAAATCAAATGCAAAGAGTCCAGTTGGTAATATCTTTATACGATTTAAGTATTTCGATCATACTACACCTGGTCATTACTTCGCAGCGAACTCATACACAGGTCAATTAGATTACGGTGATATTCCAACCCATACCTTGGCCGATGGTGTTACTAGAATTCCATTGACTGACGTAATTGATTTTAGATCTCGTAAAGATGACGCTGGAGTAGGATTTAGCGCAGGTACAGCCCGTGTAAATGAATTACCAGTAAATACAAGTCTTATTACAATTGATGCTGAATATTATATGCCTCGATTTGATAAACTAGTTGTTGATCAAGAAGCAAATCTTAGCATTGTTACAGGTGCACCATCGCTTACTCCTCAGTATGCACCTACTCCTCAAAACACCTTAGAGCTTTATCGAATTGAAATGAATGCAGGCTCAAAAGATGAAGAAGACATGGTGATGCGGAATATTGAATCTAAGGGATTCACAATGTCCGATATTCAGCGTCTCGAGGAAAGAGTAGATCGATTAGAAGAAGCTACAGCTCTTAGCTTACTTGAAGTTGATGTTAATAACTTAGCAGTATTTGACTCTGCAGGAAATGATCGTTCAAAGTCAGGATTCTTGGTCGATAACTTTAGTGACCACTCATCATCATTTACTAATAATCCTGAGTTTAGATCATCAATTGATCCGCTAGATCGTGTACTTCGGCCAACATTTAACGAAGAAAATGTTAGACTTATCTACGATTCAGATCTTTCGACTAATGCTATTCTAAAAGGTGATAACGTTTATATTAAATATACTGAACAGACGTTTATCGATCAGCCAGAAGTATCACAAACAATTAATATTAATCCATTTGCGGTCATTACACATCAAGGAAACTTAACACTTTCACCGTCATCTGATGAATGGAAAGAGACAGTATACATTGCACCACGAGTTATTAATGGTGGTATACGACTTAACACTAATCAAGCCTTCTTGTTTAACAACTGGAATTGGGCATGGCAAGGTAATAACGTAAATAACTTACGATTAGGTCAAGTTACAAATTCTCGTACTACACGAGCTGGTAACCGTATTACTACTCAGCGTAATAGAGTTGTACAAGACGAAACTATCCGTCAAGTAATTGGTGATCGTGTAGTTAATATCGCTATCATACCATTCATGAGATCTAAAAAGATCTTCTTTAGAGCAGAAGGTCTAGCACCGAATGTTCAAATGTGGGCGAGATTTGATGGTGTACCTGTAAATAGCTGGGTACGTGCCGAAGCTTTCCAAAGATTTGCGGCTACAGAAGCAGAATATGGTAATAGAACCAATAACATCACTCAACACCCTGAAAATCCATCTACGTTATTTAGTAATGCTAATGGAGTAGTAGAAGGTTCATTCTTTATTCCATCTCAGCGAACAGGACTAAGATTTAGAACTGGTGAACGTGAGTTTAAGCTTATGGATATTACTGGTACAAATGAACGTGATGCACTGTCAATTGCAAAAGAAACATTTGAAGCGAACGGCGTGATTGAAACACGTCAACGCGATATCTTATCAACTCGTCATATTACTGTACGTGGACAAACATCAGTACGTATTCACGATCCAGTTGCTCAGTCATTCTTTGTAGATAAGAAAGATGGCATCTATCTAACTCGACTGCGGTTATTCTTTGCATCAAAAGATAGCACAGTTCCTGTTCAAGTAGAAATTCGGCCGATGGTTAATGGCCACCCATCATCTGATACTGTGTTGCCTGGTTCAATTAAATTTATGAATCCAGCAAATATTATTACTACTAACGATGCAACTAGTCCATCAGACTTTGTGTTTGACGAGCCAGTATTCTTACAACCATTTACTGAGTACGCATTTGTTGTAAAGGCTGAATCAACTAATTATAATATTTACATCGCTGAGACAGAGCAGTTCTTCTTAAATTCAACTGAAAAGAAAATTACTAAGCAGCCTACATTAGGTTCGTTGTTCTTATCACAGAACTCTACCACGTGGGAACCAGCACAAACAAAAGATGCTATGTTCAGACTTTTCCATGCTCAGTTCGACACAGCCGGTGCAACTGTAGTATTAGAAAATGCTCCTATATCTACTAAGCTTGCGCCAACTAATCCAGTTATTTTTGATTCATCAAGTAGTCGTATTATCATTAATCAACCGAATCATGGCTTTACATCTGGTGATGAAGTTTCTATAACTGGACTTGATTCTGCTACAAACTATGGACAGAATCTCTTAGGCGAAGATGTGATGGGTGCAAGAACAATCATCGATGTTGATGAAGATAACTTTACATTCACTGCTGGTGGTGGTAAATCAAACAACGCCGGAAGATTTGCATTTGGTGGTAACGATGTAATCACAACTCGTAACATGATGTTCGAAACAGTTGTACCGTTCCTTGAGCCTTTACAGCCTCAGAATACTGGCATTTCTCTTGCTGGTAAATTTACTTCTGGTAAATCTCATGCTGGCACAGAAACTCCATTCTTAAAGGATGTAGTTGATGTAGATTTAGAATTAAGAGAAAACAATGCATTCACAGTTCCAAAAATGATAGGAAATCGTGGCCTTGAAATTGCTAATTTAGGAGCAGCAGTTAAATCTGCTACACTATCTGTAGGATTATCAACAGCAAATCCAGATGTGTGCCCAATGCTTGATATGCAAAGAGCTTCAATGTTCTTAATTCATAACCATATTGATCAGCAAGATTCGGCAAATGCACCAGTTAGTGCACCGCCACATAATACACCGATCTTCTTTGGAGATGAAACAACTGTTACTTCTGGTAGTCACATTGGTAAACACGTAGTGCGACCAGTTACTCTTGAAGAAGCTGCTATCGGTTTGAAAATTCTTATCGGTGCACATCGTCCATCAGTTGCAGATTTTGATCTCTACTATAAAGTTGCTAACGATGGAGAAAACTTCAACGACATTGCGTGGACAGAAATTGCGAAAGAAGAAAGTTTGCCATCTGATGAGAATCCTAATGTGTTTAGGGATTATAGATATTTAGTCGGTGGACAAAATGGTCTATCAGCATCATTTACTCGATTTACAATTAAGATTGTAATGAAATCATTAAGCTCGGCAAAACCACCGATATTTAGAGATTTACGAATCATCGCGATGGCTGTATAATGAGAAAGTTTGCAAAGGTAGAAGGATCACAAACTTTAGTTAGAGACTTAAATACAGGTGCTATACTAAATACAGATAAATCTACTCTCGATAAAGCAAGAGAAGCAAAAGCTTTAAGGCAAAAGAAAAATCAAGAATTTGACGAACTTAAAGGCGAAGTCAAAGAAATGAAAGAAATGTTAACTAAACTGATAGAGAAACTATAATGGCACGTTTTATACAAGTCAGCTTAACTAATCCTATAGGAACATGGGTTCAAAAGACAAATGCACTAAGCGGCTTTGTAGGTGATCTTGATGATCTAAATCCAGCAATTAGACAAATTGTTCCAGCCGTTGACTCTAATGTAGTTACAGTTTTGAACTACCTTGATTCATCTCTCTCGCAGATGCAAGATAGTGTGAATATGGCATATATGAAACTGGATTCAGGTGATTTCGGTTTAATTCGGGTCGATAGCGCTATTATTGGTTACTTACAAGTAGATAGTGGTTACTTTGGCTATTTACAAGCGAACAGCGCAGACATTACTTATCTTACTGCAGATAGCGCAACAATTAACGGCGAACTCAGAGTTGAGCGATTAGTAGTATTTGGCACAGATTCTAACAATTCTGTAGTGCTACCTTATGGTGCTATAGATAGTGCAGAGATCCATGATAGCGCTGTAAGATCTAGACATTTCCAGAACTTAGTAACGACTCTTATTCTAGATTCTCAAGGACAAACATTAAAGACAATATATTCACCAGGTAAATAGATTATGACATTACGAAGACCTTTATATTATACTGATAGTGGCAATATCAAAGAAATGAGTGATATTGAATTAGCTGATGTGCATGCTGAAGCAAAAAGATTCTATCTGAACAATCCACCAGTACAATTAACAGTAGTTAACAGTGGCGGCAGCTTAGGTAATATTAGTCAATCACAAGTTATTGCTGGTGCAGCCACTAATAACAGTAAATCTGTAAGTAGAAATAGTCCTGGTGGTATTAGCGTAGAAACTATTAACTATTCTCGTGTTAACCAAACGAAAGCTGCACCTCCGTTTGGAGCTAATGGAAATTTTAATCTTACTACACTTAAGGGTAATTTAGGTACTAATTGGCCTGTATTTTATAATGATAGTGGTAATTTTGAACCATTCACTGATTCAGATTTTATAGACACATTTGCTAATCCTGTAATTCAAGAACTTGGTGCAGCTAATAGTGATCCACTATATGTTATTGGAGAAAGCGCTGGCGTTGTTAGTGGTAGATATACTAAAGTTTCTAATACTCCAGTTTACACAGATCTTATTGCAAATATATCGGCGTATAATTCAGGCAATTTGCCAGAAACTAAAAGACAAAGTATAACTGTACAAAACTGGTA